ACGGTTGTTAACCGTTACGTCCAGGGAGGGGTATTCACCCCCCTCTCTCTGGCTAATGGCCAGAGTGGTCATATCTCTTATGCCGTAAACCGGTCCTCTCAATCAACCAAAGCGTTGCTGATTGATTGGAAACCGGTTCTTAGCAAAGCCATTGACTTAAGAGCCGTGCTCGATGTTACTCGAGCCGGTTTCTTTCGATAATGGCAATTCCTAAGATCCCTTATAGATAGAGAAATTATATTCGGCGTCTTGAAGACTAAGTCTTCGTAACGTTCGGATATAATCATATTTTCGATAGCCTCCATCGACTCCTGGATCTTAGCCTGATTGGCTTGCAACGGACCCTAGATGGGGTAACCGGGCAAGTATATCGGGTCTAAGGCCGGGAAAATCGTATGGTAAGTTTCGAAAACTTTCTCTATCGCAATTATTTGAGAGTGTAGTGATCGCCTGAACTGGTTAACGGTCTCCGCAGCCATCACACGGGTAATAAACCCGTCGATAGTAGCGATAGACCAATTACAAGGAACCACTAATCCCCAGGCCTTCAAGAGCCGGACGGTAAGTCCGGGATCTAAAAGCCCTGAGGAACGTGATATCCTCCAGTTCAGAGTCACCATATTTCTCACTAATCTTCGAGAGAAGGAGGGGGCGCGGCCAATCTACTTAAAGAGATTGACTATGGCCCATGGATACTCAAGAAAATCGAGATACCCTCGGCGGGCACCTTCCTTAACCACCATCACCTACTCAGACCAACGAGTCTAAGTGAGGCAAAGGCCGGCTAGGGGGTAACCCGTTATTTCTCTTCCGGCGTGGAAGAACCTCTTGGCGAATTCGAAGGTGTCTTTCGACACTAACGTCTTCGTTTCAGAGACTTCGACGCCCTAGAGACCGAGGAGTATCTCGTATTCTCGAGCGACCGTACCATCCGTGATAACAATGTCATCACCCAATATTCGGTAAGCTGAGAACCCAGCGCCTTTACCGGCGCGGATCGCAGCCCATCGAACTACGGTGTGGTGGGATAAAGCAAACGAAGGCCATGACGAGAAAGCACCCATCGGTTGTCCCGAGCCGAAGGAGATAAATCCTCCGTCCGGGCCCAACATAGGTAACTCAATCATCAAGGTCTCCCAAGCTTGTCCCACGACTTCCCCAAACTATGCGTCGATCTAAATCCGGGTTATTTTGACCGGAAATCGATCGGTGGCAGTAGTTAGGTCGAAGCTATGATATTGTCCGCACTTCGTCTTCAATAAGTCGGAAACGTCTTGATTATAGGTACAGTCTCCCCTAACCCTTTTCAGGATGCCTAGGAGGGCATCGTGAATCGGTTTTAAGGCTGACTGAGACCAATAGTCAAAGATGGATACGACTCTGGCTTTTCCTTCGATGTCAGGAATAATGGCTAGTCTCCGTAGCTAGGACCCGTCTCTTTTGAGGGTCTCTTTCTGCGAATCCCAGTCCTTAAACCAAGCATCGAAGGCCCACGGTGGGACTTTATAGATATCATGGTACTACAGAGGAGCAATCTTGCGAATCGCCCCAACTAGAGGCGTGCGCTTGATCGCATCCAACGAGTGCCAAGACGTCCATATAGAACCGCCCGAAGGGCCCATTGAGGCGATAGGAGGGTAGCGGAATCCTGGTACATCCCGCAGCGTTTCAATCTTCATCACCTTCAGTATCCTCATGATCACTGAGCGATACTCTTGCAATGTCTCCTCCGTCATCGTCGATGTATTGATGATGGAAGACAGATCGTAAGGTTTCGTCCCTTTGATCACGCGGGAATACTGAAGGATGGTGAATATGAACCTGAGGGTTTCATAATCTCGTTCTCGAACTTTGGGGATCAATGCCTCAAGTATGATCGGTATACCGTCAAAGGTACACCCATACGTGGAGCATCGACCGCCCGCTATGAAACGTTGAAGATCCACCCGGATTTGTTTAATCATCCGGATGGCTTCTAAGTTTCCGCGGGTTTTGACCCATCGATCGAAATGAGTTATGAGTCGCGCTCTCTCTTGTTGGAAAAGAGGAGAGTCTGGCCACTACCAGCTCACTAACCATTGAGATATTTTATTCAAATATTTCATAGTTGTTTGTGAGTTATGTGGTGTCCTGCTCGCCTCTGCCAGTATTACAACTCCACCATCCGCCTTCCCTACCCCCATCGGGGCAGTCTGGGAAGCTAGGTGACCGGAAAGGAGGAAATTATCTTTCCTTTCTTGGGTCATAAGCGTCCATCTCCACCCGTAACAGGGTCGGAAATGCGTATGGTGATCTTTCGGTCACCGCTGGTGGGAGTAATAATGGTCTGACAGGGGGGGCGAGAATAACTTGAGAAAACCACTTATCCGAGAGTTATCCACTCGGGTTCCCTTCTTAAACGACGGGGGTTAAACCCCGGCAGGCGGAG